ACAGTAGCTATTTGAGTAGACACGAATGTCAATAGGATCTGTAGTAATAATGTTATTTGAATCTTTAAGGAAGAGTGATTCATATTCACCCATCTCAGATGAGAAAATAACATCATCAGCAGAGAACCACAGTCTATCTTTAAAGACTGCGATAGAGTTAATCTTTACATGCTTTAGGCTCTTGCGGTCTACGGTCTTAAAGATACTCGGTCCCGGATTAGTTGTCTTGTCACCTGTGGTTCTAGCAGACCATTGAATTGGTTCCATGTTCCATGCGGTTACATTCGATGCAGCAATAGATACCACAAGTTTCTGTGGCATTCTTCGGGGATCAATGTAAGAGTGTTCATCGGGTGTTCTAATCTTTTGGAGATAAGGTCTACCTGTTGTAGTAATTTCAGTTGTATGGACTACACCTCCAGTTGTTCCAGAGTAAGTATAAATACCTCTAGTTGCATCTGAAGGGCTATAGTAATAAGTTTGCTCAGCTGGATTCCAACTAATAACTCTATAGTATCCACTTGTTGTATTAAGATATGGATTAAGTGTGAAGAAGATTTTACCACGACCCTTGATAATACCACTGAGAAGAGTATCGCTGTCATAGAGAGACTCAAGCATTTGCTTGGCAGTATCATCTGTAGTACTAGTTAGTTTAGCATTATTAGAAAACCAATCATCTTTTTCAGGAGGCAATCTAATATCAGATAAATCATTAACACGACTTCCTAAGTAAGCTTGAGCTGTATTATAGTAATAGTAATCATCAGCAGAAATATAGTCTGCATTAGTTATGGCAATACTATAAGTAGATGAATTGGTTATTGCTGTTGAATAAACACTACTTACTGTGGCAGTTTGTGTGCCACCATCGTAACTAACAATAGTTCTTACTTGCCCACTATTAGTACCACCAGTAATAGTTATTGTTTGTCCGACATAAGCGTTAGTTACTATAGAGGCACTAGCTGCTAATTTAATAGTTGAGGTGGAACCACTTACGGCTGTGCCTGTAACAAGAAGACTGCTAATATCAATAGTATAACGAGATGTGGCATCTGGAGTTATACTCCAAGTTGACACTGTTGCACTTCTTGTTGATCCTACATAATCTTGAATTACTTTAGTTTGTCCTGATCCAACTCCAGATGTTATTGTAATTGTCATCCAATTATAAGTATCATCCTTATCACTAGAACTACTATCTAATGTAATAGTAGTAGCTGATCCAGCTGCTGCTTTACCTATTAATAATGCAGGTCGGAAGCCAAGTAAAACATCATCGGTAGTAGCCGCTAAGCCGTCTGTACCTGTGTCAAATACCTTGGCAACCTTAACTGCCGTATAGTATTTAATCTTACGACCATTGATATCATCAGTTCCAGTTACTACACCATCAAGATCAAATAACTTACCTTCAACATCAGAACTAAATCCCGCTCGTACATTCTTATTAAGAACAACGACACTTGATCCTAGCGATACAGCCTTAAGGGCTTCCTTGGCTGTCTTGTTATTGGGGTTATGTGTGATGTATGCACGGCTGTCTGTCTTAACAACACCAGTGGCATTGGTCTGATCAGCAGGAGTTAAATCTTCCCATGTACCTGTAGGGTAGACTCTGAAGATATAGAATAACTTTTCAGCATCACTTGTTGCACTAAAATCAATGACAACAAGGAATGTATTCTCTTCATTAATACTGTACCAATAATACCATAGATCATGGTTTGCTGGAACAGCGGCTAAAGAATATAAATCTAATCGAATAGTGGTTGATGAGGTATCCCATGAGGTAGCCTCTGCTGCAGTCTTCTGCGGTACAATCTCAAAGCCGGGTCGCTTCTCAAAGTTACGCTCTAGGGAAACTAAAGCATTATCAATATTCTCTGCTTCGTTTGGTTGCCGTCTATTAGGCGACTGTCTGCCAACAGAGTTGGTTGTGAAGACAGGAACTTTGGTTGAGGCATAGCCAGCCTGTGGGCTGCGTCTGCGAATAGCCATTAAAAACCTCCAGTGCGAAAGTATCTAAACCGATTTGGATCACTTAAACTACGAGAACGCTGTGCTGAGCTTCTAGGCATACTGTACATACCGAAGATGCTTTTCTTCTTGTCATTTACATCCGCTGCTTTGCTCTTAAGGGCAAAGAGTTGCTCTTGGTATCCCAAGAAAGCATCAGTAGCTTCATCACCCTGAGTAATACTCTGGTAGTGACGCATAGCAGTAGCCATGATGGCTCTCTGTACTGCAGTCTCTAGATTCTCCCAAGGTAGTTTCATAGTCAGTTCAATATAATACGGACCATTAGTGGCTTGCCATATATCTGTATCATCAGTAATGTTCCACAGACGCATTGGAGATGTATTATTCAAAACTCTTGCTTTGATAAGATAACCATCTTTATTTGTATGTTGTGACACTAATTCAGCAGCTAAGATACCAGATTCATCTCCATCGGGAGTAGGTAGTGCAATATAACCATCGGTTACTAGACCAAACTCACGGGTAAACTTATTACCCGATAGTCCACGCATCTGATGATCCATACTTGCTTGCTCTAAAAGTGTGTCTGCAATTCCTGTATCAATACCCGACTCACCCTCAAGGTCGGCTACAAGGTTTTCACCTGAAGCCAGTAGCATATGATTAATTGCTTGTAGCTTTGTTATTAAGCCCATAGTAGCCTCCTTTAAATTGTTAGAAAAAACCCACCGACTCCCACTTAAGGGAGCCGGGGGTAGATAAACGATCACCTCCGATTCAAACTAGTACTAATAATAGAAACTTGTTATGAAGGAGAGTGGTAATCATTAGCTTGTTACAGCGTATTCTGCAGCAAAACCACCAGTCCAGTTACCAGCGGTAGTGGATGAGAGGTATGTTGCAATGTCAGCACGAAGATCAGCAGCAGCCGCAGCTGAGCCAGCGGTGATGAGCTTGACCATCTCAGGCTTGATGATACCAGTACCCTTAAGCATGCTGCCTACGGTGAACTGAGTATTACGGCGAACATCCTGTACGGTGTCAACCTTCATGCCCATGAGGGATAGACCAGCAATCGACTCTGCTTGGAAGATGATACCAAAGATACCAAATTGTGAGCAGTTAAGATTGTACTTTGAACCACCAATGTTATTGGCTTCGGTGGTGTGGTTAATCTTTGGGATATGATTGGTCTTAATAATCTTGACACCCATGTAATCAAGAGAGTCAGTCATCATGTTCATGCCAGTAGTCATATCAGGAGCAACAAGAGCACCCTGAGAAAGATTAACATTGTTAGTCAGTGCTCGTGGAATACCAAGAGCACGGATGACTTGGAAGACCTTTGGAGGTACAGCGCAATAGACGCTGCCAACACCAATATCATTCTCCTGACAAACAACGAGGTAATCCTCGATAGCTTGGAGAACCTTGAGTCCTTCGACATCAGTAGCTGCTGCAACACTTGCAATGGTGTCTGCAATCTGGCTTGGTACATGGAAAGCAGCCGCTGCAAGACCACGAGGATCCGAAGCGAGTGCTGGAACTGAACCTGCAGCAACGAGTGCCATCAGAATCTGACGGTCGCGGGTGCTAGCAAGGGTGAGTCCAGCCTGACGAGCCAACTCAGAGCGGTAATCCCACTGAGTAACGAGCAAGTCAACATTGTCAGTTTCAAAGTGAGCAGCCATAGGACGCTTATCAAGATTGACCTTGATAGTGGTGCTCTTGTTGTCAGAGGTATCACCACCGAGTTCAATACCAGCATTCCACGATGGGTTCAGACCAACAGTACCAGTGATTGGGAACTCGTATGAGAAACCACCAGTGAGGGTCTTATTCGTAATGAGGTTTTCAAATACATTGAACTGATCGTATGCATTGATTACTTCGCCAGACCAGAGTGGGAGCCAGAGCTTATTAACGCCAGCTACGCCACCCGAAGTTTCGGCTGAGACATCACTCCGTGTTAGAGCGAGGTCGCCAGCAGCAATATTATGTCCTGAAAATGCCATAGTAGTATTCTTTCTTAAAAAAGATCATATCATTCATATCAAATTGTAAGACAAAAAAGTTCTCAACCGTTCGATTATTCCTAAGGGAGTCTTTTTGTTGAGTGAGTTTAGCCAAGGGTTATCCATTACCATAAAGGGGGATTTACCCTTTGGCTAACCTCAGTCGATCCGTTGTCTTGTTACGGATTATTTGGGTAATTTTTCAAAGTTAGTACGCATCATCCGCTGCTCAACATAAGCACGATACTTAGGATCGGCATTGAAGCCCGGATGATTACGCTCTGCAGAGAACTCACGCTTAGTTTGGTAAGCAGTAAATCCCTGTTGAGTCGATGCAATAGGGATCTGCCCTCTTGCGGTTGGCTTGGGTTCTGCACTCTTGCTTGTCTGTGTGGTCTTAGCATACTTAGCCTGAAGCCCATAGAGGGCTACATCCCAAGATGCTGATGCTAGGTTCTGATTGACTGAAGCTTGTTCTGCAGCACTGAGGTTCTTGCTAGCCCAGACAAAGAGTTTACTCAACTCTTCCCGACCACCAACTAACTCAGATGCCTTAGTATAAGCCATCTCAATCTTAGCCTTCTGTCCCTGCATATATTCATTAACAACATAATCAGGAAGACCAGTCTTCTTCTTAATGACTTCCAATGTCTCAGCCGAAAGATCATTGTTGGCGGTGAACTCAATGGTCCACTGCTTCCAATCATCTGAGGATGCCGGGATATTTTCTACCTTGGCTACCTCTTCAACCTTGTTCTCTGGAATCTTTAAGACCTCTGGTAACAAAGGAATTACTTCCTTCACAGGTTCTACCACAGGTTGC